AAAGCTGAGATTTCAACGGAGTTCGATACGCTTGGCGTTGGGGTTGACCTTTCCGCTGGCACTAAAGAAAAGAATGATTACACTGTCATGATCCTTGGTGGCCGCATTGGCGATCGCATCCATATTATTGATTACCGCAGGTTGCGTGTTATGGGCAACCTAGAAAAACTAGATGCTCTCAAGGAACTATTGAATGACTGGTCAATTCTTGGTAAAGACGCCAACGACAATTACTTCCCAACATATTCAACGTGCGATATTTGGTCAGAAGCTGTGCAGTACCAGGCATCCTTGGAGGCCGACTTCAAGCGAGTCTGTTTAAACCAAGAAAGCCTCTACAACTTAATTTGGCATCCCGTCAAAGGTTTTCGCGCAGACAAATTGGCCCGCTTCCGTGGAATCATGGGTATGTTTGAAGATCGCAAAATTATTTTTAATCGTTACAGGAACTTCACCAATCTTTTCGAAGAGCTAACTAATTTTGGTGTCAGCAGTCACGACGATTGCGTTGACGCTCTCGTCTGGCTTGTCACTGGTTTAGCAAGAAAAGGACAATTGCAAGTTGATTACTAAACTTAGAATTAGAAAAAAGCATTTTGTGTTGTGGGTCCGGAGTACATTGCGATTGGTCTGACGGCCATTATTTCTGCTGTTACAGGTGGAAGCTGGGTTGCCAATCGCCTTCTCGAACGCCAACGCGAACGCATTCAACAAGCGCTTGACTACACCGGATCCCAGAAACGGAGAATTGACATCTTGGAAGATCAAATCAATCGGATGCCAATGGAGTATGTGCTCAAGGTTGACTTCCTAAGAGAAATCAAAGAGATGCATGACAATTTTCGCGAAATCAATAATAAGCTTGATAAGCTAATGGAAAAGATTTTATCCAAATGACCTACGTCGTTGAAGTCCAGGAAGACGAGAACGGAGATCAGTTCATCGTCTTACCAGACGAAGTGATTGAAGATTTGGGTTGGCAGGAGGGAGATATTCTCAATTGGGATGTACGCGGAGAGGGAATTGTCCTTTCCAAGGTCCATGACCCTTCTGGCTATGAAGTTTTAGAAGAGTAGAATATAAAAATTGAAAAGGCTAGAACATGTTTTATAGCGGCGAATCTAACGTACCTGGCGCTCCAGGAAATCTATTTGCAGGCGGCAACTTCATGGGCGGCGCAGGTAGTGTCATCAACCCTGAGGCTCTCAAGCGTGATGCACGACAGCAAAAAATTTATAATAAAGGTGTAAGAACCGATAATCCTAGCGAGAAAGAAATTTTCCTCCAGCGCACAGGGCCTCAGCTTCCTTTTGCTTACCAAGGCGGCACGTCTTCTCCTACGATGGCTTTTGTTGGCAATGCTGCAGGCATGGCTAATGCTGAATTTTTTAGGGGTCCACAATTCGACGAGATAGCTATGGAACCCCCATATACTCCGCGTGAACGAGCAGAAGATCAACTTCTTTTGCGTTCGTTACAGAAAGGCGAGATGGGTTCAGGTCCTTTGATTGATAAAGCCATTAAAGACTTAATTCAACGTACAAGCATGGGTGGGACAGGTCTTCGGGGTGTCTGATGAAAAAGAAAAAGTTAGCCAAAGAAGCTCTTAAGCATCCGGAGTTGTTTACTCCTGCTGAACTGGCTTATTTTGATCGCTGGCTTTGGCAACGAAAACAACACAAGAAAGCTGCTAAGATTGAGTTAAGTAAAAAGGAAAATAGTTAATGTCCGTCGACGCAAAGGCCAGGCTGCGGGAAATCGTCGAATCGTACCTGGATAAGGATTCTGGTACCGTTGTAGACACTGGTGTCGTTGCGTCGCACCTGGCACAAATGAAACTCTTTGGTATTCGCCAAGGGGTTGAGTTTTTTCCTGGTCAAGACAACTTTGGTGCACAACGCAAAGACTTTGTAGATCGAGTCGTTAAATACAATCAGATCGATGTACGCCTGGATTCCATCTGGGATTACTTCTTGTGCGATGGCAAGGGCATTTTTTACATCCGTCCCACAAAGCAAAACTATCGCGTTTATTATTTCCGCGAACACGAGTACCGCAGTTACTACAACGTAGACGGCGAACTAGAAGAGGTGGTGATCATCTACAGCTACAAGGTTCGCAAGGCCGGTAGTTCATACGATGGCATCAACATTGTGAATGCCACTGGTACATCAATTACTGGCGAGCCGGGCTCCAAGCGTTACATTCGTCTTTCGATCAAAGCAAACGAAATTGAAGAAACTCATTCGGATGCAGAATTAAATTTTGACATGCCCTCTGGCATGGCGCCGGGAAAAAACAAAACATTTAAAAACTCACTTGGTTTTATCCCTTGTGTTGAGATCTTCAACAACCCCAAGGGTTTTGCAAAAGAAGGGGTCGGTGAGTTCGATGCACTAGCCAACCACATCGTGACGCATGATGAGTTGGTTCGGACCATGCGGAAGAACGTTCAGTTCTTTGGTAACCCAACGCTGTTGTCGTCTCGTCCAAAGACCGACCTTATTGAGTCTGGTGGAGAGTCTGTTGTTCAGCGTCCATCCATTGCTGCGAACTCCGGCTTTGCTGGTGCTAGCCCCTTAAGCCGTTCAATGTTTAAGGCGGATCCAGTTTCCCGTGGCGTTGACGGTCAGATCCGTGTTCCACGCGTGATTGCAAACCTGGAGCCAAACGACCGTGTTGGCTACATTGTTCCAGACGCAATCACTGGTGATCAAAATAATTTTGCTCGTCAGTACAGGGAAGAAATTCGCACCGCTCTTGGGGGCGTTGATGAGCTTTCCATCTCGGCAGGCGTTACTGCAACGGAATACAAATCACTGTTTGGCCGTGTTTCCGCCACATCCAAGAAAAAAGCAAATGCTATTTACACCTATGGTGTTTGCCGCTGCCTTGAGTTAATTATTTATCAAGAGGAGCAGTTGTTCCGTATGTCGCTTGCTGCAGCACTTGGCATCGAACGTCCTGTTGAGCCGGTAAATAACGCACCACAAGAAGAAAAAGATGCTTACAAACAAGCCCTGGAGCAATTTGAATTACAAGTCCAAGACGCAATCAATGCTTGTATTCAAGCTCAAGATGTTCCCCCTGGTGTAACGGGCCTCATTCCAGATGGTGATCTCACTATGCTGTGGAGGTGGACAGGACCTGTTTACGAAGATTCGACGCAAGACGTACTTAACAACTCAATTGTGGTACGAAACCTGCAAGAATTAGGTGTTGATAGCATTGAAGCACTGAAATACCTCTTTCCGTCTAAGACGGATGAGGAACGGGCCGAGATGTTATCTGGGTTCCCGTTCAGGATGGTGAGTGAACTACAGGGCGCTTTTGCTCAATTCTCTCGCCTGGTGGGTGGCCTGATGCAGACCCCTCACCCGCAGTCACCGAACCTTCCGATGGCTGCCGATCCCAGGTTGGATTTAACTCCATATCTGTATCGAACTCTAGAGGCTTTACAAAAGGAGATGAGTTATGCAGGACGCTACCGTCCAATCGATCCCACAGACGAGCCCGACTCCGGCAGTAGCGCCGAGCAGTTACGTGACTCCGTCTTACCAGCCGAGCCAAGCCCCGGTATCGTACCAGGCAGCCCCGGCGAATTACCAGGTGGCAGCACCTCAGGTGGCCCCGGTTTACCAACCCTCAGCCCCTACTCAGTACGCCCCCCAATCCCAACCGGCGGAAGCCCAGAGCAATCCGTGGGAATCGGCGTTCAACAAGGTGGTGAACCTGCTGAGCGCACCAGTTCAATCCCCATTCCAGGGTCAACCATCAGCGCCGACGACGACCTACGCCCCGGCCAATTACGGTTCGACCAGCAGCCCAGCTACGCAACCATCGGCTCCGCAGACCTGGTCAACCAACCAGGCTTACTCGCCCAGCTATTCCCCAACCTCCTCGGAGGGTCTGAGCCTGGAAAGCCAACAGGTTCTCGAAGCGTTCGGAAGCGAAGCTCCCGCAATTCTAAATAATTACGCCCTTCAGCTCGAAGGTCTGCTGGACAGTGCTGTTGCCTGGGGCCAGGAAATGACCGAAACCCTCAAGCAATATGCTGAGTTTGCCACCAACGAGCACACCGAGAATCTGGCTTACAACGAGATTCTGACCAACCCCGATGTGCTCAGCGATTACACGCTGCGCTTCTTCGGTCCTGAAGGTCCGTATCCCGTGCACGAAGGTGAAGCAGATCTGGAAGCTTACGGTTACCCAACCGAAGAAGTGAACCCAGCTGCTTATGGTGAGTTCCCTGCTCCTCCTGCTGCAGCTGCTCCTCAGCAACCTGCCAACTTCTGGGGCACCTTCAATGAAATGATGGCGCGTGATCCTCAGAATGCATGGCGTGTTCTGAACCAGGCTCAGCCCAACGTTGTGTCCAACAAACTCTTTGTGATGGAGTGAGGCAAATGCAACCATTAGGACAACGTCGTCCTTTGCTTGCATATGGAGTCCCCGCTGCTGCCGGTCTGGTAGCTGGCGGGGCTCTTGCCGCACAGGGCGAAGATCCCGGTAGTGCACTTCTTGGCGGCGTTGCCGCTGGCCTCGGTGCTCGTGGTGCTTTAGGTGCCGCACGTCTTGCCGGTAAATATGCCGGACCCGCTCGTGCTGCAGCTGCATCCAAAGCAATTGAAGGTCTTGGTGCTATTGGCGCCAATGCTCCAGCCGGTAGCAAGCGTGCTGCAATGGCACGTACTGCGATGGGACCTTTGGCTGATCTTATTAACAAAGGGATTGGCCCAGAAACAGCCGCTGCTGTTGGCGTCCCACTTGCCGCTGGTATGGCCGGTCTTGGCGGTGTTGCTGCTGGTGCTGGCCTCGGTGCTTTAGGTATTCCAGGTTTCCAGCAGGGCATGGCTATCGATCCAGAAGGCTACAGCTCTAATAACACCCCAAGCGCACAATTCGGCGTCAAATCGCTTGCATCCACACAATACGTGTGATGTAAGTTACTGACTGCTAAAATTTTTGTTAGATAAGACATATAAATGTCTGAATCTTTCACCCGATAAAACACTTCCTGCGACACTGGAGGATAAAACAAAGTGTTCATTGATAACGACTTTCCAAAGATTCTTGGTGCGGAACTTTACCGTCCCCACCCTGCTTACATTGCTGAAATGGCAGTGGAGCCCGTGGTTGTCCACGACTTCACCCGTCAGCCCGGTCAAACCGTTCAGTTAGACCGCTACAAGTTCTGGGGTACCCCTGGCACCAAGGATAGCCGGGAGCGTATCGCTGACCAGACCATTGGTACTGCCAACAGCCGCAACATCACCAAAGAGAAGGTGTTGGTTGTGTTGAAAGAGTACACCGGCCCTGCAGATCCGGGTGATCCGACCCAGCCTTCGACCTTCAAGATCGCTCGTGAAACTCTGATTACCGCCCAGCGCCTGCTGCTGGACACCGGTAACCTCAACATGTTCCACCAGTCGATCGGCAGCCTGACCCTGCTCGATGACTATCGCCGCTGGCGTGACCGCGTGTTCATTGATGAACTCGCCAAAGCCGAAGCCAATGGTGAAGCTTCCAGCACCCAGGGTGGTTACTACTTCCCCGGTGGCAAAACCAAAGCTGCCAACGGTTCGATTTCTTACACCGCTGCTGAATACACCGCTCAGGTGCAGCAGTTCCAGGTGCGTACCGATCTTCTGACCGTTGTTAAGGACCTGCGTAAGCGCAACGTTCCTACCTTCGCTGATGGTCTGTATCGTTGCATCTGCGATCCCACTTTCATGATGCACCTGCGTCGTGATCCTGACTTCCGTGAGATCGCTCGTTACAGCGGCAACCCTGGCCAAGGCATGTACATGGGCAACCCCATGATGCCTAACAACGCCAGCTTCTACATGGGTCCCCAAGCAGGTCAGGGTTACTTCCTGGCTGGTGAGCCCGTGATGCCGACCGGCGTTCAGTTTGAAGGCGTGAAGTTCTTCGAGTCGACCAACTTCCCGACCAAGACTGTGTCTGCCACCTTCGCTAGCGATGGTGCTAACACCTTCTCTAACCAAGAAGTTGCTCAAGGTTACTTCTTCGGTCCTCAGTCGATTGGTGTTGGTATCGGCGGCCCGAACGCTCAGGTGCTGATCAACAACAACGATGATTTCAGCCGCTTTATCATTCTGATTTGGCAACTGTATGCTGGTTTCGAAATCCTGAACAAGGACTTTGTTACCACCGCATTCAGCTTCGTGTCTGATGACGGCGCCATCTGATAAAGATATAAATCCAACTTAAAGGAGAAATAAATGTCCTACTTGTCTTCCAAAAAGATCTATCCAGGTAACTGGACCAACGCCCTGAACGGCTGGTACAAGAACATTGATACCAACGACAACGGTACCAATGATGCTTCCAAGGGCGGCCCCACCTCGGTGCTGGCCGTCCCCGGCTATCGCTATTTCCAGCAGCGTGGTTACGTTGCTGTGGCTTGGGCCTCTGGTGATGCCGCCACCAAGGGTCAGACCATGGATGTGATCGTTCCTTCGCCTTACCGCCAGGACGACACCCGCCCCGACATCACCGGCATGGTGATCTCTGGCAGCTCCACCCAGCCTGCTTTCGTGTATCGCGCTGCGATCTCAGTTGCTTCTGGTTGGGGTGATGGTCGTGTTGCCACCGGCATTTATGCCGCCACTGGTAACGTCATCACCTTCGGTCGCAATGACAGCGGCCCTGTGGCTGTGACTGGCGTGGGTGAGCCTATTGCTCAGGCCAACCTGACCTCCACCGTTTCCGGTGATGCTTCGGCCAAGATTGTGTTTGCTGCTGGCTCCCAGGCCCTCAGCTCTACTCCTTTCCTGACCGCAACTGGTGCCACTGGCGTTGGTCCTTCCGGCGTCTACAAGTCTCTGACTGCTGCTACCACCTTCAAGGTGTTCGCTCGCGGTACGACCACTGACACTGGCGTGTCTGGTGGTGTGTATCTGGCTGATGCTGACAACAACGCCGGCCTGAAAGGTTACCTGGTGGTTGAGGTGTGCTACATCCAGCCTGATGACGCACCTGGCTACGAAGATATCGAAGAGTACATCCTCGGCCGCACTGTTAGCTGATTAGGTTAAACTAGGACCAGAAATTAAAACATCTGGTCCTTATGCTTTACCAGCACCGCAAAACTGGCGCTCGCGTCAAAGTTGTAAGCGAATGGGATAACGGCGATTGGTTCATGGTTGAAGACCAGGACGGTCGCCTTTATACCGCCTACAAGAATGAATTGACCCCTGATGAAGCTGCAACCAAAAAAGTTGCTACTCTTCAGGTTAAGGATAAGGCAGCCCAAGAAGAGCCTCGTACTTTCCCACCCGAAACACGTTTAAACATTAATACCGCTACCGCCCAAATGATCGCTGATCATATTAAGGGTATCGGCCTTAAGACAGCTCGAGAGATCAAAGATCTTCAGATGTCCTTATCGGGTGAGAAGTTTAATAGTCTTGAGCAGTTAAAACAAATTAAGCGTGTGGATTGGAACGCCGTGCTTGCCGCCGACTTAATCAGGGTTTAATCCATTTCACAAAGGAAGGCCCCTGGGAGACCAGGGGGTTTTTTCGTTTTAAAATAAAAAGAAAAAGATAATGGCTGGTATTCAGTACTTTGGTCAAGTTGGCTCAACCGGCGTATCAACCGGTCCGCATAAACATGTTTATGTAAAAGAACTTGCGACCGGAAAGTATCTTGACCCAGCAACAATTCGTACGCCACTACTTGGTTTGCGTATTGGTGAAAAGAAAATACCTGCGTTAATTAAAACTGCAGACGGTAAGATTGACTTCAATCCGGCTGCTGGGATTACTTTAACTTCGAGGTATGGTCCACGCAGTGCTCCAACTGCAGGAGCTAGTTCTTTTCACCGTGGAGAGGATTGGGCTCTTCCAGAGGGTACTCCCATTTACTATGAAGGCGGCGGCAAGTTCATACCTAAATCCAACCAAGGTGGCTACGGTAATCTCGCAACCCTGGTTACAGGAGACAATAAGTATGAAATCGGCTTGGGTCACATGAAGACGCTGGGAGGTGCGTCTGAGCTTCCAGCAACGACCCTACCACTTGACCAACAATCCCCTGGCACCAGTGGAGATGATCTTTCAACTCTGATGTCACTTCTTCAGTTGACCAAACCCCGTCAAAAAACAGTTCAAGAATCTTTGCTTGAGCAATCACTTGGCGAATTACTTACTCCCAAGCAGAGCAT